GAAAACCTGATCCCGCTCTTTGGCATCGTACAGGCTGCCGTTGACGAACACCGGCCCCACGACCTGATACCGGACTTTCCCTGTTGCTTCGGTTGCCATGGCCCTCTCCTGCGGTTCAGTCGTTAGATCGCGTCAGCCAGCGCCGACCAGGCCGTCGGGTCCTGATTGGTGAGCCAGGCGTCGACCGTCGCCGACGGGCCGGTGCCACCGAGCGTGTAATTCAGCCTGAGGAAGCGCTCGTTGGTGAACGTCATCGGGATGACGAGGCGCGTGCCCGTCACGAAGCCGGCCGCGGCGAGCTGGGGATAGGACAGCAGCGCGGCCGGCGACGGGAAGTTTGAGGCATCATCGGTCTGCACGGCGATGTCGAGCGTCGGCGTCGTGCCGGCGAGGCCGGTGCGGGCGGCGATGACCCACCATAGCGGCTCGCCGGGACCGATGAGGCGCAGCGAGCCCAGATCGATGACATCGGTCGACGGCGCGGCACCGGCGCCGCTGAGCGCCTGGAGGGCCGAAACCTGAAGGCGTTTATCGATCCACATGGCTAAAAATTCCCTTCGTTCGTTCGTGGCGCGGAGGCGCTGGTCACTGCAAAGACTCAGACCACCGTGGCCTCGGTGTTGAGGATGGCGTCGCAGCGGCGCACCGGGATCTCGTCGAGCATCATCACCCGCTTGCCAGCGACCTGGTCCATGCTGATCAGCACGTTCTTGGAGTTCTTCTGCTGCCGGCGCAGGAACGATTTGATCGTCCGGTTGCAGTAGAGCACCGGCCGGCCGGCGGCGAGCGAGGGCACCTGCTCGAAGGCCTGGGCGATGAGATCGAGGAGATCGGCGCCCGAGGCCGCATCCTTGGTGAGCGTGGTCACGTCGATATTGGCGATACGCACGATATAGCGCCAGTCGCGGACGGTCAGGCCGCAATTCCATTTGTAGTGCGAACGATAGGCCTGCATCCGGCCACCGGCGCCGTCGACGTTCTCGATGGTCACCTCGCCCATGTCCTTCATGTCGAGGCCGCCCTTCTGGCCCTTCGGGTAGATGCCATGGATCGATTGCGGTCCCCACACGATCAGCCAGATCGAGGTATTGGTCGAGCCGGCGCCGCCGCCGTGCAGCACGTTGTCGGCCGACTGGGAATTGGCGAGCACGCGGGTGTTGAAGCGCGGGGCGAGGCCGGTGAACGATTCCGGCAGCGTGCCTTCATTGCCGTAGAACAGCGTCTTGGCCAGCTCCTGGCTGATACCCTCGATGATCGGGCGCTCCTCGGAGAGGCGGAATTCGGCGGTGTTGCCATTGAGATCGGCGAGCGCCTTGTCGCTCTCGGCGTAGTTCTCCAGCATCCCGCAATTGTCGGTGACCTGCACTGTGGTCGAGCGCGACGGCTGCACGCCGCCATAGAGCTTGCGCCAGGTCGGCGCCGGGATGCCGGTGCGGATGCTCGATCGATGGCCGGTCGGCAGATTGCCCTCGATCCAGGGCATGTCGTCCAGAACCTCGTTCACCTGATTGAGGATCTCGACGATCATGGCGATCTTGCCGTCGGGATCGAGCCGCTTGGCAACATCGGCGAGCGTTGGATTCGTGGTGGCCAGCACACCCATTATCAGCTCCGTCATTGATGCCCGGCTCGGCCGGGCAAATCATCTGGACGTGAGCTTAAAGCCGGTTTGGGCGTGTCAACTTTGCGGGACGCGATTTTTTCAGGACGCCTTGTTCAGCGACGGGAACATCGATCGCATCCGGCGCTCATGTTCGGTCCCCTGCTGCTGGCCGGCGCCTTGGCCTCCGCCTTGCAGGCCATGCTCGCTCATGGCCTTGAACAGTTTCTCCAACGCCATGACGCCTTCGGCCTTGGCGGCCAGCGCCAGCACCATGTTGCCCTCCGCCTTGGTGAGGACCTGGCGGTTGACGAGGCCGGTGATCGAATTGGCGACGCCGTTGATGCGGGCGGAGGCCTGCGCCTTGCGCGTCACCGCGTCGCCATGCTTCGGCATCAGCTTTTCGAATTCGACCTGAACGTCGATCGGCTCATCGATGAGCCCCTTGCTCGACAGCTCGGAATAAAGCTCGGCGATCGCGCCGTTGAACTGGGCGTCGGTCAGGCCGTTCTTATGCGCCACCTGCCGCCAGATCGGCAGGACCTCGTCCTTCGACAGATCGCCGAAGCGCTTCACGAAATCCTCCGGCAGGGCGAGCTTGTAGCCGTCCGGCTTCTCCGGGGCGCGCGGGGAATCTTTCAGATGGCCGGCGAGCTTGTCGATGGTCTCGCGGTCGTTCGCGCCCTTGAAGCCCGTCAGGGTCTCAGGAAGCCCCTCGGGCCAGTAAGGTGCCGCGGCACCCCCCTGATTGTTTCCGCCGCTCGCAGCGCCGTTCTGGCCGCCAGCGCCGCCCGCGTCGGCGGCCGCCTTGACGAGGCCGGGCGCATCGTTGCCGCCGGGCGAACCAGCATCCTGCTTGCCCCCGCCGGCGGGCGCGCCGCCGCCGGCCGGCGCGCCGCCTCCGCTGCCAACGCCCTCGGCATTGAAAAACGGCAATCCCCAAAACCATCCCGCTCTCATCGTCCACCTCATTTCCGTCCCTCGCCCGAATGCTCGGCCTTCGGGATCCCCGTCCGCGCCACCTCGAGCGCGTGTAAAATCATGAACACGATCAAGTCCTGGCCCTCGCGCCGCGCCTTGGCGATCGAGTAGGCCTCGGCCGAGGAGGCCGCCGCCATCTCCTGCTCGGCCGGCGGCCGCGCTAGGGTTTTCCGGATCAGCCAGTGCAGGAATCGGCGGCCCTCGGGCGTCGCGAGCGCGGCGCCGACAATGTTGGCCTCGGTGCGAGCCTCGTCCATCAGCCGCTTGGCGTCGCCGGCGGCTTTCTTGGTGAGATCCTCGAAGGCAGCCCAACCCGGCGTGGCGAGCGCCTGCTCGATCAGCTCTTCGGTGATGATGCTCATAACGCTGCTCCTGCCGGCGGCGCCGGCTGCTGTTCTGGTCCTGGCGCCGGCTGTTGCTGCTGCGCCGCCATGATCCCGGCGATCAGCTTCTGCATGTTGCCGATCTCGGCTTCAGAGCGGATGAAGCGCTCCTCGACGCCCAGCCAGCGGCCGAGTTCAGGGGCGAGCTGCTCGACGCGGGCGAACAGCATCGCCGCCTGCGGGCCGAACAGCATGACGAGGAGCTGCACCCAATTGGTAGTCTGGCTGACCTTCTGCGCCTGCTGCGCGGCGGCGATCGGCGCGACGACGCGGATCCGGGTGAGGAGCTGGTCGATGGTGAGATTGGTGCCGAGCTTGCCCTTTTTCTCGAGGATATCGATGACGCGCTGCACCAGCGGTGAGACGATCTCCAGCGTCAACCGGCCGAAAACGCCGCCGATGTCCTGATTGAGGAGCTGCATCCGCTCGACGATCTCGGTGGGCGAACGCACCGCGCCGGCGAGCGGCGGCAGGGCATCGTCCATCATGACCATCTTCATCTGCTGCCGCTCGTCCTCGATGACGAAGTGCGAGACGTCGAAATTGTGCGGCACCTCGAGACGCTGAAGCGTCGGGCCGAGCGGGCCGCCGGTGGTGCCAACCGTCCACATGGCGAGCGGCTCGAAGCGGGCGGTGTCCGGATTGAACACCCCGTCGTTGCGCCGAGCCCAAAGGCCGAGCACGGCGAAAGCGGCGGCGAGCAGGGCGAGCTCGCGCGCCTTGTTGGTGGTCTTGGTGAACGGCAAGCCGAGATGGGCGAGGCCCCTTCCATAGGGCTCGCCAGGCACGACGAAGAAGCGCGGCGTGATCCAGGGATTGGTGCGGAACTCCTCCTCCCAGATCAGCTCGTTTTCGCCGCCGCCGTCGCGCCAGACCTTGAGGTAGTGGCTGCGCTCGGAGGGATTGTAATAGGTGTTCTGATGGATGCAGATCGGGGTGCGCGGGCTGTCATCGATCATCCGCAGGAGGCCTTTGCCGAAATCGCCTTTCGGCCAGCAAGCCTTCAGATGCCGAGCGAAATAGCTGCGCTTCCAATCGACGCCCCAAATGTCGCCCCATGGGCCTTCGTCGAGCGCGATCTCGCTGATCGGCACCGTCCTGAAACGGACGATGTCGTAGTCGTCGCCGGCGGTGATGTTCATCGCGCCGGTGCCGGCGAACAGGTCGAGGAACATCTCGTGGCTCTTCATGTGGAAGGAGCCAGAGGCGAGCACGCCGTTTGCCAGCTTGCCGATGGACTGGAAGCTTTCGTTGAGGGCCTTCTTGTTATCGCCCTCGGGCACCAGGGGGCCGGCCTCGATGGCGAAGAAGTCCTGGAAGATCGGCGTCAACTCGCGCTGCATCCGGCCGGCGAAGCGCAAGGATGCCGCCGGCGCGGTGCCGTCGAAGATCTTGTCGGTGCGGGTATCGCCCTCGGTCTTCGTCGCGATTCCGGAGAGGCCTACCGGATCGCGATAGGGCATCACATATTCGAAAATCTCGCGGAGCTGGCGCTCGTACCAGCGCTTGCGCATCCAGGCATCCGCGGCGCGTTCCTTGCACTCTTTGAGGCTTTCAGCCATCAGGCCGTGCCTCCAAGGGTCCTCAAGAGACCGCGGCGGGCGCCGCCTAGCGTCCCGAGCTCGTCTTCGACATAGGCGAGCAGGCCTCGCCCGCCTTCACGGAGGCGGCGCTGGCCGGCTTCGATGGCGTCAAGTTCGCGCTGCTGCTTCTTGAGCGCCTTTTCCTGGTCGCTCGACCCGAACAGGCCTTTGACGACGCTGACCATTCCCATCTCCAAATCCCGCCGCCTTCCGGGGCAAAGCCCAGAAAGCGAGCGATCGTCTCGCCGGCGCGATTGCCGGGCTCGACGCGGGAGATGATGCCCCTCGAATGATGCGGACCTTCGTCGCGAAGCACCCGCCGGAGTGCGATCAGGCATTCCGGCAGCGCGGTCCCCGCACGTGTCCTGTCAACCATGAACCAGGCTTCGCTCTCCCTGTCGGGCCAGGCGAACAGGCCTGCGATGGCGAGAGGACTGGAAAGTTCAGTGTCCGCATGGACTGCCCAGGCCTCGCCCGCTGTCACCTGTACTAGCAGGCGAGCATAACGCCTTGTAGGGACTGTCAACTTTGTGGTTACCAGGAAGGCGACCAAGTCGGCGGGCGTGCAGGTCTGTGTCAGCATGGAATCGATCCGGGCAAAGATGCGTCTGGGTCAATCTTCAGCTTCCGGATATCGCTCGCCGTGTCCTTTTTGATGGCGTCCCAGAGACTGCCAGGAACCCATTCGCGGCCGATGCGGTCTGGCGCTTCCGCTGTAAGAGCGGCCGCCTCGATCGCTTCGTTCCAGATTTCGGTTCGCAGAGATGCGATAACGTAGGCGGCTCGCCATCGCGATGTGCGACTGAGAGCATATAGGTCGCTGCGATCCAGATCAGCATTCTGCGGTATATCGCACTCTGCTTTGGCCTCAGCCTGGAGCACCAGGAACAGCTCATCCAATTCGCATTTGGTCAATAGCATCAGCCGAAAATCCGTATGGTGTTCCTGATCATCGAGCAGCCGCCTGCCGCGCCGGCGCCCTGCCCTATCTTGCCGGGTTTCTGGCCGGAGACCACGCCATGTCGGTATGCGCGCAGGGAGGGGACGATCATGGTTCCACGAGTATCCGAGTGCTGACTACCTCGTATCGTTCGCCGTTCGGCCCTTCGATATGGCGGTGCTGCGTTTCCTGCAGCGCGACGGTGCCGCCCAGTTCGCGCCGCATCGTTGCAACTTCTACCGCGTGCACTGCTTCCCATTGCGGTATCGCCGTGTCAGTTTCCAGATAGAGTTCTCTCATTGGCCGAAAATCCGCGTGGTGTTCCTGATCATCGAACAGGCGCCGCCGGCGGCCTGCCCGGCCTGGCCCGGCTTCTGACCGGAGACCACGCCATAGCGCCCCTTGTCACCCAGCTCAAGATACTGGAGGGCGTCATGCGGGTTCGACCAGTCGTTCTTTTCCGGCTTGTCCGAGGTCTTCGGCAGCCCGCCGACGCGCTGGATGGCATAGCGGTAATGGCTGGCAAAACCCTTGCGCAGCATCTTGCAGCGCGGGGAGATCAGCAGCGCCGGCGTGTTGCCGTCAATGTGGTAGGTGAGATCGTCCCGGACAGCATCGAGCCGGATGGAGATTTCGTTCGACGGCGCCGGCAGGATCGGGATGCCGAGTTCGCCGGCGACGATCTCCGCCCAGGCGAGCTCGCCGCCCTCCTTGTCGGCGCCGGTGAAGCCAGCCGGATCCGCATAGCCGATCTCAACCGGATGGCCCGGCGCGACCTCGGCGAGCTCCAGTTTGATCGCCTGGGCGAAGCGGCGCGGCCCCATGCGGCCCGGCACCACCTCGAACAGCACGCGCATCTGGCCGTTCGGCATTCGCTGCCCGCCAATGCAGGCGGGACGCTGTACGCCCTGGTCCAGCCCCAAGCGGATCGGGATGCGCGGCGCCGGTTTCAGTTCCTCTTTCGCCAGATGCAGCTCGTCGGAATATTCCGCATAGACCGGCTCGCCGTCGCCCGCCGGGCCATATTGGGCGTCAACCATGCGCTTGATCAGCTTTGGCCGATTGGCGAGCGTCGCCACCTGCCGGTCGTAATAGCCGGGCGGCAGATTGTGGATGTTCTCCGCCCGCGGGCTTCGGCCCGACGGTTGCTTGTAGAGCTTGTGCCCGGCCGGCCGCTCCTCCTCGAAGCGGCGGTAGAACCAGCTGTCGATGTCCGGCGCGTTGAGATCGCCGATGACGTAAGGGCGGAAGGTCGCGCCTGCGGGCAGCGAATGCTGAGCGGGATAACGGCCGATGCGGAAGATGGCATGGTCGAGCACGGCTTCTGGCAGCAGGTCCATCTCGTAGAGCCAGAACGCCGTCGGCTCGAAGCCGCGCATGAACTGCTCGACGGCGTACTCGCCGATCGCCGCGAAGATCGCCTCGAACTGCACCTCGACCCGTTTACCGTTCCGCAACACGTCGAAGCGGATCTTGTGAATGGCCGAGCGTCCGCCGCCGCCGGTGAAATCGGCATCGGTCCACTCGCCGCCGTCGCGCGGCAACCACTCGGTCCAGGTGGGAAACAGGTTGCGTTCCATTTGACCGTAAGTCTGGCCGATCACGGCGAGCCGGTAGCGGATCACGCCGTCGGTGCAGACCGGCATGGCGGATGCGTTCTTGAGGGAATCGAAAATAGAGGTTACCGATTTCCCGCCGCCCACCGGACCGAGGAGGGCGCGCACCTCCGATGTCGTATCGGCCATGAAGGCCGAGGCTACCGGGCCGGCCGGCTTGAACTGCCGGAAGCGATCGGGGATCATCCCCACACCCCATGGCCGGCGAACAAAATTTCGCGGCACGCCCGGTTTTCAAAATCCCGAAACGGTGCGGAGGTACCCCCGGCCAAAGATCGGCGCGGGCGATTTCCGGGGGCACCCCCCGCCCGGCCGGCCGCCGGCGAAGGCCACCCCCCATCGTCGCGCGAGCCGCTTCCCGCCCCGTTCGGCAAGCAATGGGCAACTGATTTTGGATCATTGGCCATTGGCGGATTCCTCGTTGTAGATCAACGCACTAGCTTCAGTCCGACTATTCGCGCCGTCCGACTTTCCCGCGTCGAGATCGCTAAGTGATTGATTTTCCTGCACTTCCGCGAAGGGGATCGCAAGCGCGTCCGACGCGCCATCACCGGCCAAATCGCCGATCAGCAACAGGCCGCGCGTGTTCGGCTTGACCTCGATCGCCTGCGGCAGGCGCTGGTGCAGGTAGGGCAGCACGGCGATGGCGGCCTTGACCTGGATGTCGGCCGCCTCGCCGGTCGCCAGCACCGGCTGGCCATTGGCGTCGGTCACCAGCTTGCCCTCATGGAACTTGTAGAGCTGCATCTGCTCGGCGAGCTGCGCCGGCGTGCGGCTGTAGGTCTCCAGCAGGAAGACCAGCGGCGAGCGGTAACGGCCGAGCAGGTAGTCGACCCACTCCTCGGTCCGCTTGTTGCGGCTGCCCCTCGGCCGGCCGCCCTTCGGCCCGCTCCTCGCCGCCGGCGGGATCGGCAGCGGTGCTTCGGCCTCCTCAAACAGGTCCGGCTGTCCGGCTTCGGCCGGCAGGACCTCGCCGGCGCCGAGCGCCTCGATCGCGGCCGTCAGTCCCTGCTTGGTGTCGTTCATCAGTAAAAGCCCCGTTTTTTACCGCGCCAGCGCGCCCTATGCGCGCTGTGGTTGCGCTTGTGCCGCCTTATGCCCTGTTTTGCTACCTTGCATAGCAGCCGGTGAACCCCTGAGTGCTTCCGGTGAACACATCAGCAAGCAGGCGTTCACCGGAAAATCCCTTGCTGTACTTCACTTTTAACTCTCTGGTGTACTGAGTGAGCGGGGTGTACATGATGTTTCTCGCGTATATGCGCGCGCGTACGCGAGTCCTTCTGCTGTCACCGTGTTCACACAGTTCATAGAGCCGTTAAGTCCTTGAAATCGTTCAATATCGCAGTGAACGCCTGCTTGTGGAAGTGTTCACTGGCCGGGGCGGAGCGTTCACCGGCCCGCACCCGGCCGCCGGAAGATATTCTTCCTAGCGTAAGGTCGGGAAGGCAGTGTCAACTTCAGCCATAATCCCTTCCGGTCCGTAAAGACGCTCCAGCGAGACCAGCGTGACTCGGCTCACAACGCCATTGATCCTAGCCCGGCCGGGCTGGCAAATATCAGGCGGAGCTTGCCGCAGAGCGCTCGCCCATACGCCTGCCCCAAGCTCGCCGGCCCATTTCGAGCCCTCGAATAGGATGCGGGTCAGCGGGTTCTGGTTGGGGATCGCCAGCCAGGGAACCTGCTTGTAATCGTGCATGTATTTTTCCCGGTTTACGATAGTCAAGCCGGCCTGAGCGAGTAGCGTTCGCGCCTGCTCAAGGTTCATGTTGTCAATAACGTTGTAGTATTCGTAAAGCACCTGTCCCACAGTGCGGCGCGTGCCGTTGCGCCACGCCTCCACCTGCACCGACAGCATGAAATCGAGGCACAGCCGCCAGTTCTCTGCCGCATCCTCGAACTCGATGAGAGTGTCAACTTTGAGCAGCTCGCGCCACGGCTTGAGATCGCCCTCGGCCGTCGGCCAGCGCAGCCGCTCCTCGTCCCAGCCCTCATGCATGATCATATCGAAGCAGGTCAGCAGCGTGCCGAAAGTATCCTGGCCGCGCCCATCCATGCCCGCGGCCGCCAGTTCGGCCCTGAATGCAGCGAAAGTGTCATCGAAGCGCGGCCATTCATCGATCAGCCGCCGCAGGATCATCCGGCCCTGCATGGCCAGTCTTTGCGGATCGAGGAACGGAGAGGCTTGCCCGTCGGGCAGCCGGCGCAGCTTGAGCAGCGCCATGCGCGACAGGTCCTGCGGCTCCAAGGGCGGCGCATTGATCGAGGAGAACAGGAAGCAGCTCCGCGCCTGGAACTCGACGCCCTGGTGGCGATCGCCGCCGCGCAGCATCAGCGAGCCGCTGGCGGCCAGGCGCGCCAGCTTCAGCACCGCTTTCTGCCGGCGCACGTCGGATTCGCTCTCCAACTCGTCGACGGCGACAGGCAGCGCGTCATGGCCGAGGCGCTGATAGATGCCCGCCGCCGAAGTGTCGCCCGCCTGCACCAGCCATTCGCCGTAGATCAGCTTG